GTACTGAAGAAAACAGCTAAAATAAAAAACACTCCCCCTACTATGCTATCAATGCAGCTTATGTCTCTTATGAATTTTGTTATGGCAGGCAACGCATAATGGTTGAAGGTTAGAGTCTTCATATTTATCGCCATGTTTTTTAAGATCTACAATGTGATGTATTAATGTAGCCGGGTTAGCACATTTAGAACAAATTGGATGTTGCCTTAAATAATACAACCTAAATTTTGTCCATCTTGTATCATAGCCGCGAACATGTCTCGACCCTCGCGCCTGATCATACAGCTTATTATTATTTCTGTATTTTTCTTTTCTAATGTTTGAATGAAGTTCACAATAACCACGTTTTACCAATGCTTTGCATCCATATTCTTTGCATGGTCTCAATGGTCGTTTCATTAGTAACCCTGATCTGCTTCTCCAAACCAAGTTCCATTACTGCGTATAAAAGTTAATATGTCCGATACTGTAGCTCCTGTGCTTATTGTCGGAGCTGCCCCGCCTTTCCACTTTATGCTTCCTGCTGTAGCTCCGATGTCCAGTGTCCAACTACCGGTAGTGTCCTGCGTTACTCTTAATTTGTATTTGTGGCCATTCGTTCCATTACTAATGATACATGAAGCATTGGTTGTTAATGAGAGATACCTTGTCTCTACAGTAGCAAAGCTAACCTCAAAAGTAGATGCGCATGTAATAGATGATTCATGTTGTACATCGTTTAAGATGCTATCAATATGTAGACTCAACTGATCCGGGTAAAATTGATTAGCTGTATTATTCACACCTAAGATGAATCTATTGTTAGGAATTAACGCTGTTGATGCAGTTGAAAATGTAACATATGTGGCTGATACAGTAGCATTATTAACTGTTGATAATGGTACATATGCAATCCCATTTATCGGAATCGTAATAGCTCCAGCCTCTAATATGTTTGCAAACATTTTGCCATCTGATCCAATTGATGCAATATGCACATCAAGTGCCCAGGACAACGTGCCAGCAGTAGAATCCCATGCCAATGAACCACCGCAACATGTAATGGCTTTACTTGATGTTATAGCAGCGTCTAAAGACGCAAGAGGTGGGTTCATGTCTGTATCTTTAAAAAGTGTGGCTGTCGTATATGGTGTATGATAATTACTACTCATCGTTATCTCCCTAATCTGTTATAATGTTGTTCGATGAATCTCTTAATAGTATCATTATATCAGACTCAATATCATAATTTGATATTGCTTTTGCTGTTAATATCGGGCTTATATCTAATGCTGTGCCAAGTCTTGTGTAAGTAAACGTGTATGAATTGCTTGTAGTTCCTGTATTTGCTCCAATTAAAGAAGTGCTGCTTCCTTCGGTTGATGACACCGATCCAGTCCCTTGAGCTATTTCTAATTCCATTCTCCAGCCTGAGCCCTGATCTCTGTTGATATCAAGTCCATATTGATCTATAACTTTGATTGTTATTGCCGCTGTAGTTTGTATGGCGGAAAGATCATTGTTATCCCATGTTGTGTTTAAAAAAATTCCTTTTCCTACTATCCATTCCACATTTGCATCTTTATTTAATATTTGAGTTTTTCCATAAGGTATCAATATGCGTCCAATTTCGACATGATCTGTAGTAACACTCGAAATTGTTGCTGCTGTTGCTGTATTACGAAAAGTAGTCCCAGTTATGAGATCAATTACTGCATCAGCGCCAACCTGAAATAAATCATATCGGAGATTGCTTACGCAGGATGGGGCCACAGCGATAGTAGAGATCGCTGCCACATCATTCATTCTGCCACCCATGCCCATACGATAATTACATGTTGCACTCATTTTTATCGCGTCAATTGTTATCGTTGAACCTCCAATTCTTACAACTCCAGTATGTATTAATGCCATCATTTGCGGCTCGTTCGGTATTGATCCTATTTTGCAGCCTTCAATTATTCTATCGTCTGCTGTTGGTAAAGTGGGGTTTAAAGAATCAATCGGCAATATTTGACCTTGCGCGAATATCTCCATTGACCCTCTGAGTCCCAGTCGATGTCTCATTTGCACAGGAGCCCCTATTTTTACCCATCCTGGCAGAGTTCCCCATGATGCTGGATACCAGGCTTTTATTTGATCTGTGCTTCCCTGAATTTTAATCATGCAATATTTATTTGCGGTAGATATGCTCCATACAATGCCGCTTTTTATTTCAAGATTTTTTTCAGATATTTTTTTTATATTTGATGTCAAGAATCGTTTATTATATGTTCTCATAACTTCCAACCTTCGATTTGATCAAACATTCCACTAGCTGCGTTAGATTTACTAGGAATATTTACAATTCTTGTTATAGAAGTTATAAAAATTTTGAGATTATTATTGCTGTATGGATGAACTATTTGAATAGTGTCACCCTCCTCATCTTGCAGATGTCCTATTTTTTCAATCGAAATTTTATTTCGTTGTAACTTTGTAATTAATAATTCATGTTCGGCCACTTCTTGCAACTGAGCTATAGTGTAAGCTAATGGCTCTTCTATAGTTCGCGCGACAATTTTTCCAATTTCATTTTGAAAATCTAAATCATCTGCTTGAGACTGAATGGCAGCCCTAACAGAACCTTGAATTCTTCCAAAAATTCTAATTGACCAATTTGTGACAGTTGCAAGAATACGAAAAATTTCTAAAAAACCAGCGGCAGATAGAAAACCGCCGATATATGGAATCACATCTACTATTAATGTGGCTGTTAAAGCAAATATTAACTTTTCTAATAGTAATGGAGCTTGTATCTGCAACGTGCAATAAGTATCGTGATTCGTTATTTTCCAATTTACGCTATCTTCCCATTTGAAAATTGCATTTAATTCAGTGTCAAATTTTGCGTTTACTGCTGTGCATTTCATAGAGTTGTCGTCAGAGTATGGAATACGAATAGACTCTGTGCCTTGCCACCATCCGATTGTTCCATTTCTTGTTTGTAATTCTTGCTCTGCATAAGTAATTTCTCTAAAATCTCGCTCTTCTGATTGTGCTATTATGCGATTGACATAATCAGAAAAATTATTGTCTGGTGAATATGTGATTAATTTATCTGTTGATGAATATATATGATCAATGCTATTAGAATCTGAAATTTTTCTAATTTTAAAAACATTATCTACGTCTATGCGTAAAAAATAACCAAATCTATCACATATTTCATTTACAATATCTAATAATTTTGAATTAATCCATTGATGATACAATATTGCTCTATTATCAATAGTATCAATCTGAATATTGCTATTTGAAATTGAACCTAAGTTTTCTAATATATTAGCGATGATATCTTCTGGATAATTTTCATCATAATCTGCTGGAGTCGTGATGAGTTCCATATCATCGAGAACGCTTCGTTCGTCTTCGCAGATAACTTTCATGATCGGAATTATGCCTTTAGAAAAAGACACATCTTTGTTTTTTACTCGAAATGTTCCTTGATTTTGCCAATATTCAGTCCCTAGAACATTTTCTCCGAGCCGATATGTTATTATCGTTCCTTTTTTCAAATAATTATGATATATGCTATTAATATTAGTTTCGTCAAACAGTTGTCCTCGCGCAATATTAAAAGTTAATCTAGCTGGTTTGTCGATTGATCGTTCTGATATTATGTTTTTGTCAGTCACCAACAATGGAGAAAAATCAAAATCAGTTATTTCTTTATCCCAATATATTGATAGCTCTGATCCTGTTTGATGCGTCCAAAAAATCCAAAAATTAGAGGTTATCGGATCTAAGCATCCTTGTGTATTGGAATCAAATTGTCCTGATATAAAATCAGAAGCCGCATTCATCGTCCAACCAGCGGAATAAGTGGCTATGCGATATTGTGGGCTACTTAGCGCTCCGCTTCCAGAGAACCCTATCAGCCCTTCCCAGCCTGCATTGTCTATTTTTCCAGAAAAAATCAATTCCAATGTTTCATCATAGATAATTGGCATAAAATCAGTATCAGAATTATCTGGAACAAGTCCGGGAACTGTATTATTATCAAATAGAGTCCAATCTCCGATGTCTATATTATATTTTGAAATTCCATACAATGATGACGAAACGAACAAATCATTATTATCATTTTTGTAAAGTCTCAAAAATCCATAATCTGCATAGCTGCCCCAACTCGGTTCTAAAAAATAAGAAACCTCGCTATCTATAACTATCTTAACTATTCCTTTTCTTGCTGACTGAGAATAATTAGTTTCATAATTAAATGTGCAATATAGAGCCCCATCATAATATATAGCGTCTAATATACCTCTTCGTGGCAACATAGTGCTAGTATCTAAATCATCATCCCAGCCAAGAAATGTTTTATAAGTAACCCAATTTTCACTATCAGTTGTGTCAAAAATAAACACAGACCCCCAAAAAGAAGCCCAACTAATCACAGTTGAAGCTAAAACAGCAATACCAGCCTCAGAAAATATTTTAAAGAATCCTGTATGCAAATACAAACGGTCTACTTCTGTCAATAATGTAGAGCTATAATAAACTGTGGTAGTTGCATATAACGCAGGAGAGCCTTGGTCTAAATCAATAGATATTATTTCAATGTCATAATTTGCGGCTGTTGTAACAAGATACAATATGCCATTGTTGATACTACAAAATTCTATTTGCAAATACTCTGTGTCAAGCGATGGAGACCAATCTATATTTTTTACTAAACTTTTGCTAACATCATTTTTTAAATAGTAATGAGTAATAGTGTCGACATCTACATCAAGCACAGCGCAAAAACCAATATTGCATCCAACAACTATATATTTATCTTCGTGTTGATTGCACTGCCACCAACAATGCTCAGTTCCAAAATTTGTATTAAACGCAGGAGTAGAGGTTGTAGTCCAACTGTCTACTATTTCCCAAGTATCTATTTTTACTTTTACAACGCCGATTAAATATTTATCTCCGATATTCGTATAAGTGCATATCATATATATATGTTCATCATATATATGTAAGCTAGTTACACTCGCTACATCTCCTGGCCAATCAGTAGTATCTGCATCGATTGCCAATGCATTGCTTTTTTCATCCCAAATTATATGTAATTGATCTGTGGCTTGTTGAATCGATACAGGATGCTTTCCTATCGTCGCGGTATTAGTATAAGCGGTAATTGCGACTGCTGCGCCCCAAGAGCTGCCATTATCAGTAGATATAGAGTAATAAGAATTAATAATATTTGTTGTATTTTCATAATCTAAACAAAGAAAAATATCATCTGTATCTATTTGATTAATATGTATATTATGCTTTGCTTCAGTTGATATGCCGGCTATGCTGATTGCAGCTTCAGCCGACCAGGATGCGAAATCTGCGCTTGTTCTACTATATGCAGTAGATGCAGTTGAGCTAGTGTCTACTATATATACAAGCAAGTAGCTCCCTGCTGCTATATATAGACAACATGGACTCGTTACTTCAGTGTAAGAAGTTTTTATATATGTCGCTATAAGTGCATTGCTTGACACGATGCCTACAACACTAATTATAGAAGTTCTTAAATAATAATTAGTGGCAGTATAACAAGTAAAAATTAAACCTATTGTTGTGTCAGATAATTCAACGATCGACACATCGTTAATAACCACATCAAACCCAAGACCTAGATCTGTCTGATCGTTTAAAGTGACTGTAAAAAATTCTTCTCTGCTTTCATCTGTGTACACATATTTGATATTATCGTCAAAAATATATGCGGCACAAATCCTACCTGAGGAGCTATGTGTTATAATGGTGGGCTGATCTTCATTGTCAGTTTCGGATGTCAAAAGATTGCCCAAAAATGGAATGCCTGAATTAAGAGAATTTTTTATCTCAACAATTATTTTATGATTTGCGCTATCTTGAGCTGTTTGTAGAGTTGCGTCCAAAGTGAGTGACATTATGTCACCTCTGACATAATCAACATTTTAAGATTACAATCTTTCCGATAATATTTTGAAGATGATTCTTGAGAAATAAAATAACTTCCATCAAGTCCAATAAGATTAACTTTATATGTCTTTGTCGATCCTGGAATGTTGGGTGTCCAAATCATAGTTGTGTCTGTATTTATGAGGATATCAATAGCGTCAAACATCGTCGAAGGCATTGCATTCCATTTCAGATCGATTACTTTTCCTGTGATGGTAGATCCCCATGAATAATACACTACACTAGAATAAGTTTTAATGTAGCTGCATACCTTGTCTGATTTTAAAATCGTCATATCTGAAGGATCGAATGCAAAAGTTGTGGTGCTAATAGACATTACCATTATGTATATTGCCTCATTTATGTATATTGCCTCATTACTTCAATAACTGTTTTTTCTATAGATTTTTTAAGCAAATTTTCTATGCCTGCAAATTGTTCTCCAATGGATATGGGAATATTGATTGTCATGTTGCCACCTTCTTGAACTTCTCTTTTGCTCAAAACACGTTCACCGCGTTGGAGAACAGCAAATTCTTCGTCAGATTTTAGGCCATTATGTAATCTTGGTATTTCCGCAATATTTGGATATCCTCCAACCATGCCTCCGTGATGCCACCAATTGGGTTTTTTTATGCCAATTTTTGAAGCTGCATTTGTAATTTCTTTCCCAGCTCCAGTAATTACACTTTCTGTCTCTTTCGCTACTATTGTGGCAGCTTCTCCAACTGAATCAAGGCCATCTTTTACTAATCCTTTAATGTCGCCATGATAAATATCAGTAAAAATATCACCAGTATTTTGAGCAATATTAGTATTTACTAAATCTACTATTTTTAATGAGTCGCCAGTTATTTTATTAAAATCGTTCATCCATCGATTAACTTCCCTCCCCATATCATTGAAACCCCATTTTTCCCATAAATCCATATCATTCATTCCCCATTTTTCCCATAAATCCATATCTTCAGTATTTATAACAGCTCCGCCAACACTGCCACTTCCAACACTGCCAACAGTACCGCCAACACTTCCACCGCCAACAGCGTCAGCGCCGCCAACAGTACCGCCAACACTTCCACCGCCAACACCGCCAACGCCGCCAACGCCGCCAACGCCGCCAACGCCGCCAACACCGCCAACACCGCCAACACCGCCAACAGAACTATATAAATTTTTTCGCATTCTAACACCTAATAAATCATATTGATTGCCAGCATTTTTTACAAATTCTTCAACTTCGCTACTCATGAAAAATGTATTTTCAGATACAATATTTTTCATATTATTGGATAAATCAATATTTTCTTTAGCCAGGCCGCCTTTTTTTAAACTTTTTCGCGCTAAAGAGTTGCCACTATTTTGAGAGCTGCCACTATTTTCGCTCAACAAACCAATTGGAACAAGAGATGTGCTTCCAGCGTTGTCTATGCCAAGATTATTTAACAAAGGCATTATTAATTTTTGTCTTATATAAATTCTTAAAATATCTGCAATAATGGAATCAGCCATTGATTTCCAACTTATTTTAGCTCCCATGGCAAAATCCACAAAAGCATCTTCCATGCTTTTAGCCGCTTTTATTGTAACATTTTGAATTTGAGAGCTTCTATCTTTAATTGTATCATAATAATCTTCCATGCCTTTTTTAATATTGCCCCAAATTGTAGCGGGAACTTTTAAGTTTTTTATTTCTTCATTTATAATAGATAATCTTTTTGCAATAGCCGCATATTCCGCGCTATCTGTTTTGAGTTGCATTCCAATGCTCCATGCATACCCTTGTTCCTCTTCCAACAACTGAACTTTTGTTTTTTGCGCTTGTATTATTTTTTCTAAATATGCTTCTTGTTTCGCTAATGCTTCTGCGGGAACTTTTAAGTTTTTTATTTCTTCATTTATAATAGATAATCTTTTTGCAATAGCCGCATATTCCGCGCTATCTGTTTTGAGTTGCATTCCAATGCTCCATGCATACTCTTGTTCCTCTTCCAACAACTGAACTTTTGTTTTTTGCGCTTGTATTATTTTTTTTAAATATGCTTCTTGTTTCGCTAATGCTTCTGCTGCATCTATCCCGCTGCCAGAATCTCCCCCGATATTTGTTTCTATGTTTAATTCGATTGGTTTATCTAATTTATCTAATAATTCGTTTGTATGATTGATGATATTTTGAACAGAAATGGCATATTCTTGTTCAGCATTTTTTGCAAGATTGCCTTTAAAAAAGTCTGTATAATATTGTAAACCTTCATTTAGAATTCTAATTGCTCCAGATGCCGCAATATAATTTTTTGTAAGATTTAGCATAACAGCCCCAGCGGTTTTCCCCGCTTGTTCCCATTCGCTTAAAGCTGTTGTACTGTCTACCATAGCAGTTGTAATAGTCAATAGAGCATCGGACAATCCAGCTAATACTTGCAGTTTGATGGATCCAATTGCCACCCCCATATCTTTAAAATTCTGATTAACTCTATCCATCTTGCTGAACGTATCATCAGTGATAATTCCGCCCAATCGCTCTAATCTATCTATTACTTTTTTTATGCCTTCTGATCCATTTTTCATAACCGGAATTAAATCCGATCCTGATCGACCTAACAATTTCACTAAAAGCGCAGCCGCTTTTGACTTGTTACCCATTTTTGATATTTTGTCTACAATATCAAAAAATACATCTTCAGTCTTTCTCATTTCTCCAGTAGCTGTTTTGTACGATATCCCCATATCGTCAAACAATCTGGTAGATTCTTTTAACCCATAATTTGCGTCAAGTATGTTTGTGTTTAATCGCTTAAGCCCTGTAGCTACGCCACTCATATCAATGCCTGCATATTTTGCGGCTTGTGACAATCCCTGAAATGTGCGTGTTGATATCGCTGACTTTTGAGCCATATCTTGCAAAGAATCGATAGCTGCGGTTCCATCAATCACAAATCTTTTAAGCGCTCTAACGCTAAATGCAGCGGCGAGGGACACGCCGATCCCTAGAAGCATTTTTTTAGCATTTTTTGAAAATTTATTAATGTGACCAGATATTTGCTCGAAGTCTTTTTTAACTTTTGCAACATTTGTTGCAATATCGATTAAGACTCCGCCTACTTTTTGAGCCATTTTTTATTTATTTTTACCTTTTGATTTCAATTTTCCACCCATAATAGACATAAATTTATTTTTTAAATTAACCTGATTTTTTTCTTGTTTATTTATTTCTTTTTTATTATCTTTATAAATATGAAAAGCTATTTGTTTGCTAATATCCTGACTATCCATCTCATGAAGCAGCCTGTTTATCGACATATGCAAATCCTGTGCAAGCTGCATAATAAAAAATTCAAAAGGATTTGCCTCTAATTTTTTATATATTCTTCCCTAGAAGCTGTGGTTAAACCATTCAAATTTGCCGAAATAGTAAATATTTTTTCTTGAATAGTAATCGGAATATTATCTATTTCTTTAATTTTTTCGATATTAAAGATCAATTCTTCTGTATTATATGTTATTGCAGTCATCGCTATTAATGTAGAAAACATATGATCTGGAACATCATCTTTATTTTTAGTGTCATTCGCCATTTTTTGTTGAAACATTCTTCTTTCAAACCCAGACATTACTTTTACTTTAATCTTTGTTTTCATTTCTGGAATATCAACTACTTCTGTAATTTTTTTATTAAAGAAATCATTTTCTGTCACATCTTTTATTTTTTCCATACTATTTTATTTTCTCCACCTTATTTATGTTGTTACTTTAGTAGACCAGTTGACAGCGCCAGTTATTTCTAGCGCTGCATTGGCAGTTATCTTATCGTCTTTTGCCCCAGCCACAGAAAATTGCTGACAATACGCAAAAAAATCAACTCTACTAGGCATAGCTGAATCACTTTTTGAAATATCGTGAAACATAATATCATACATATTTTTCACTCTTCCAGATCTATCTGTAATAAGCCCAGTCTGCCCTGTGTCAGTGGCATTATAATTAAGAGTTAGGCTAAGCTGTCCTTCGTCCCTTAAGCCGATCAATTTTTCTTTAGCCGTGCTTTGAAGATGCGTTATATCGATTACAGCGGCCGCGCCGCCTGGACCGCTAAAGTCTGTCACTTCTCCAATATTTTCCATCGCATATCCAGTTACGATTATATCTGTGCTGCCGGTAGTTTCAAACGTCCCATATATGCCGATTGCTGTGGCTGCCACACTTTTTATTGCATAGACATTAGTGTCTTTCGCATTGCATTGTATTAGCATAGAAGTTGTAAAACCTAATGCTGTAAAATCTATAGTTCCAACGCATACTAAACTAGTAGACTGTATATCGATTGCTGTTGCAGCGGAGGAGTTGACTGTCACTGTAGAAGCCCGTCTAATCAGTGTTCCTTGTGTTTCAATAGCCATGTTTTATCTCCTTTATGCCGTAGTAAAATTAACGGCGCCAGTTATTTCCAACACTGTGTTGGCAGTTATCTTATCGTCTTTTGCTCCAGCCACAGAAAATTGTTGACAATATGCATCAAATACAGCGCAATGTGTGGCATCATCAGTGAATTTTAGCAATGCTTTTCTTTTTGATCTGCTCGCTCTATCTGCAATAAGCGCAATCTGCCCTGTGTCAGTGGCATTATAATTCAGAGTTAGGCTAAGCTGCCCTTCGTCTCTTAAGCCGATTAATTTTTCTTTAGCTGTGCTTTCTAAATGTGTTATATCGATTACAGCAGCCGCGCCGCCTGGACCGCTAAAATCTGTCACTTCTCCAACTTTTTGAGCTGTGCTTTGCGCTGTTGATGCGCTCCAAAAGAATTTACAACCTTGGGTTTCCATTGCCATAATTTCATACTCCTATTTTTAATTTTTAATTTTTATTTTTTATAAATAAAAAAAAATAAATAAAAAAATAAAAATTATTCATGCTTCCAAATTGAAAAATCTATAATTCTTTTATATTCAGTTGTGTATGGATCATAAAAATCCAAAGGGGACATAGCCGCTATTGCATTTATAGAACTACTATTTTCCATCGTTGTTAACACAGCTTCGCCTATTTCGCGTCTAGCATCAATAGACGATGAATATATCTCGATTGAAATTCTAGGATTTTCAAGATTAACATATCCGCCGTCTATTGTTATCTCTCTATGCCCGCCAACTCTAAAATATACTATAGATGGTTTTCCCGCTGCTTGAGGTCTGTGCTGAGGATATATTCTAGAGTCAACATAGCTTGTTATGCTAGTTGCCGCTGCTAACACAGTATATATTACACTCTCAATTGATGCCATATTTTTTTATTTATATTTTTTAAGCGCTCTATTAAATGCTTTTTGGCCAGTTTTTATTGCTTTATCGTAACTTTCTTCAAACGATTTTGTTACGAATCTCGTCGGTTTTGATCCTGGATGCTGAATCGGCCCAACAAAAAAATTTTTTCCAATTTTCATTTTAATTTTTGTAAGTCCTAATGCAGCCATTTTTTTTCCAATTTTAGGAATTGTATGCGGCGCTGATCCAAATTCGACATAAGGCGCATAATAACCATTATGCTTTACTTTTTTTCCAGAAGAAAAACCAACTTTATAATATATTATGCCATGAACATTTTTTAAAATTCTAACACTTTTTATAGTTTTTTTTAAATTTCCAGTTTTTACAGGACAATTTTTTCTTATTGCCCTAGCGAATACACCGCTTGCGGCTTTTGTCATATCGACTGCCGCTTTTTGCTGAATTACGCTGCCATATTCACGCAATTTTTTAAAAGTTTCGTCTAATCCTTTTATCGTTATTTCAGTATATTCTGGCATTATTTTATTAATCTTCCTAAAATTTCTAATGTTCGATGTTTATCAACGAAATCTATATATTTTTTTATATCATAAAAATTATTGTCAAATTTTATCTGACATAATTCTGTTAATGCTGTTGTATATCTCATTGTAAAAACAGTATCAGCTTCATAAAGCTGCGCATTGTTTATAAATGTTTCTCTGCCTGTTATGGGTTTAACTTCTGCCCATATATTGCTTGCTAAAGTAGAAATTGTTATCACCGGAGCGCCGTCAGCGCTTCTAGCTGTAGAAACAGGCTTTACTATGCTCACTGTTCTATTCATTCTTCCAGCATTCATTTTTTTTCTTTCTATATTTTTTATTAATTTTTTTTATTTTTAAGTAACTGTAGAAAAAACTAAAAGATTGTCCACTAATCCATCAATGAAGTCTCTTTTTATGTATGAAATTGTTCGGCCTTCAAATATTGGTTCTCTATGCTCGTACATCATGCCTACTCTATATTTCATCCATAATTTTGCATTTTCTGGCATTGTGGCAGTAGTATATCCCGTTCGAAATGCTATTTTAACCGCGCTTTCGATCAATCTTATATCAGTCGGCCATGCCGCGTTGTAAGCCAAATATATTTTGCCAGGCTCCGATTCATAATCTACCGTATAACATGTGCTAGCGCAAATAGAAGTGGTCCCAGTGGCATTTATATATGTAATTACAACATTAGCGATAGTAGAAGAAAGAGGCGGGTATGGCATAGTAATAATATCTTGAAAACTATCTAGTTTCATGTTGTATGAAGTTGGGATGAGCGCCCTTTTTATTTTATTTTCCAACTGAATTCTTGACGCTTTTATGTATCCCTTTATTAGCCGATCTTCTGCTGTTGTTTGTATTTTAAGATGTTCCTTTGCATCCGACAAGGTGAGTGGTTCTGTTGTTGAGATTGAACTAATTGTCAACGATCTCATGAAGACGCCTCCATATCTGTTATAAGATTTAATGGAACATCTCCCCAAAACACGCCGGCTGTATCTGTCGGAGAATATATTATTAATGGAGCCTCATAAATTCCAGCGACAAGTGTGCTTTGATTTCCAAAATGAATGCGAATTTCTCCAGTGGCATATCCAGACTGATTCCATGTTATAGATTCAGTGCTATTGGTGCTTTCAAGTAAAACATCTTTAAACGATAGTGTAATTTTATTGACTGCGCTTAAATCTACAGCAGTAGAATTAGATTTAAGAATTAAATTAACAGTATTCGAATGTCCTAAATATGCATTTATCATTTTTTATGTCGCATCATCCAATGTAATCTTGAATGCTGGCACTGTTACTTTTCCGCTAGTATTCGGCAATGCCTGGGTTGTACAAGTAACAACATAATGAAGACCAGTGGTTCCGACACTTGAAAAAAGCGCAACATGCGAAGCAACACCTGTTGTTACAACAGCAAGCGTTGCCTGTGCGGCTACTGTAAGTTTTCGTCCGCCATTAGTGGAATCATCAGCGATAACGAAGCTTCCTGTGGTTAATGCGCCGCTGAAAGCTAAAGCTGTGCTAGCAGTGCACTCTGCAAGAGAAACCGGCTGCGCTGTATATATTCCCATTTTTATAACGCTATCTTGAAGCCATGCTAATCCAGCGTCGAGCATTAAATCATTTTGATATTTAGCCATAATTTACTCCTTTTTAATTGATTGTTAGATTTGGAGTTATATTTTTAAAATTTTTTACAGGTGTTGCATCGTTCCAAGTAGGAAAGTTAATAGCTAATAATACAGCTATTACTAAATTGTCAGCGATATGGCTATGTAGACTGTTCTGTACAGCAAGTAATTGCTCTTGAATCAAATCTACATTGTCAGCGATATGGCTATGTAGACTGTTCTGCAATGCAAGTAATTGCTCTTGAATCAAATCTATATTATCAACTATATGCTCGTGCAAACTGTTCTGTACAGCAAGTAATTGCTCTTGAATCAAATCTACATTGTCAGCGATATGGCTATGTAGACTGTTCTGCAATACTAAAAGTTGTTCTTGTTCGCCAGAGGTCAAAAAAGACAATAAATCCAGACATTCAAACATCGCATATGGCTCATAATACAATTGTTGCGCCTCATCGGGCGTTAACGCTCGATTATAGATTTGAATATTGTCTATAAGCCCATCAAAGTAAGCTGCCCATAGTACACTCCATCTTCCTATAGCAACATTTTCAGGCCCTGCATAAATAATTGAGGATAACCCGCCTGCACTACTAATGAACTGACCATCTTTATAGAAATAACCTACAGTGCCTTTCTTAACAACGACTATATGAGTTAATACATTGTTTGTAAGATTAAATCCTGAACTTTCGACATGAGCATGGATTGTTCCATCGCCAGATATAAATAACTGTATTTCGTTGTTGGCTTCGGCTTGCCTAACTGCCCAGCTTCTTTTTCCATTTACCGCATCCCATTTTGAGATAAATCCCGCCGTATTCTCGGCGATATCTCTGGGAATAACCCAAAATGACCATGACATCTCCGCATAACCGTCAAGACTATCATTATCCTCAATCTCAACGCTGGAATTAGTATCATTAAAATCTAATGCACTGCCGTTCTCGTAGAGCGTCCAGCTTGCGTTGTTCAATGTCCCGGTGTTTCCATTTTCGCTTAAATCGTATATTTTATTTCCGCATCCCTCGTTCATGATCCAACAGCCAACAAGCCCTTGCGCCAAAGGATGGGCAAAATTTATTTGACTTCCCAATATCGGCTTTTGATTCATAATTATATCGCAGTTGTTTGTGTCGTTCTTAATTTAAAATTTAGGGTTGAGCCATCAACATCGTAACTATTATCTACAATCATCCTTGCCCTCATCCCTGCGTTTATCGGAATTTGTATTACTTTTGAAATAGCTATATTGAAAATAGCTGTATTCTGTGCATGTGCATTGGTGGTGCCATCCAAAGCCACTATTTCATTTGTGCTTTGTGAAGCCAAAAAAATAAGCTCGCTATTTGCCAATGTTCCATCTTCAATTAGCAGCCATATCCCTTCTGTCGTCAGCAAGTGCCCTGTCAGCGCTATCGCTGTTGAAGATGCCGCCAATGGGTTATCTTCTATCAAGTCAGTTACCGCGGTGCCGATTAATGCCACAAACTCTAAAAATGATTGCCAGTCTTCGTCTCCTGTGGCATTGCTCGACACCTGCACCACAAATTTTGTGCCGGTATGCGCTGTTGTCGTGTCTAATGCTGCTTGGAGATGCAGCATAGTACTGTAATTAGAAGATAGCGTTATAATGCCTGATTCTGCTATTGTATTTTGCGCCACAGCAGTCCAATCCGTAACCGCCGATGCCCCGATCGTTAAAGCCATTTTTCTCTCCCTTACCCAACCAATGCGGCTGTCAGATTAGTTACAATTGAGTCGAGCAAGACGTTTTCCAGCAACGCTTGTTCCCGCTTATATCTGTCAATCGTTTCTTGCATCTTTGCCAAAATATCGTTATATGTGATGGTTAATCGCTGCACGATAGTAAGCCCTGGTATTTCCGAGTACTGCGAAGTAAAATTTTGGTCGATAACGGGATCCGTAATTTCAGTGTCAACGCCCTCTTCCCAGCATTTTAAATTTATCGTGACATTTAATAATTTCCCGCCGAACTCAAGTCCGGCATCTACTACAGAAACTTTTTCAACTTCTATTTGTAAAGTCATAATATTTATTCCATTTATCTTTTTTCAAAAGGTTTTTTTTGTGTAGCTGTTTCAAAATTATTTAATTTTTTTTTTAAATTATTTATTTCTATTTTATTTAATCCTTGTTTAGATAAATTATTTAAATGTATTTTTTCAATTTGTTTTATTTCTTTTTTTGTCATTTTTTTTACTTATATCCTCTATATTCTGAAATGCAAGAAGACGTCCAAGCTCCCCCTCGGAAAGTTCATAGACGATATCGTCAGTATCAAGTCTATCTCCACAATCTTGATTGACGCAAGGCGCTACAACCCGCCATTTGCCTTTTACCATTTTAGCACCCCTCCCAAATTTTTAACATTTCATTTAGTCCAACTTCGCCGCCGATATATTGTTCAACTTGCTTTCCGAAATGAGTTCGTTGAACCTCTGCTTGTTGTCTTCTTTGCTGCATAGAAAGAATTGCGTGCTTAATTTTTTTCGTAAAAGCTGTTTCTTTTTGTTGTTCAAAGCCATAAAGGAATCTAGTTTTTAATAAATCCGCTTCATCTGGCAAGACAACATTAACTCCCATGCCCCTAGCAATCCCAATAAAATATTCGCAAGATGGTCGTTGGTGAGCATATTCACTACCCACCGCCATATCAACTCCATATATATATATTTCTTTAAATCCTTCAAATAACGCTAAAGCTATTTCCCAAGAAATGGTATTAGTAAAATATCGGCCAAATTGTTTTATGACTTTTTGCACTGGATAGACAATGCTGTTCTGGATTGAAGGCCATTTCTGTTGCATATATACCGGACATTGTATTTGCGAAATTTGTTCGAGATATTTATTTACAGACAATCCTCTGAACACTGGCTTTCCACGCCTCAAAAAATTCATGCCGTCAAAAGTTATTTCGTGTATTTCAAACCATCGTGTCCAAGGGACGTTCGGTAGAGATAAAAATAAATTATTAACCCCCCAAAATTCAAAATTCGGATCTTTTAATGGAGCCAATGATTTTGAATCGGAGCACCCCATGATGCATACTTTGTCTTTATTCGCTTTGATTGCTGTCGATATTTTTTTATTATTATTTTCCATACTATTTTTGCCTTTCTATTTTTTATATATATTTTGGATAAAATGGGAGTGAGGGCACGAATGAAAAAATCAAAAAAAACGTGCCCCCAGGGGTAAAACAATTATACTATTGTATGTCCTGCCGATATAGTTTTTGGAGCATAGACTGGATCTCTAAAAACATTTACAGCCATCGCAATAGCGCTTGAATCAGTCGACACAACCCTAATCGCAAAATTTGTAAAACTTGATGCAGTCGCAACAAGCTTTCCCGCGCTCATAGACACTATGCCTTGAGTTTTTAGAGATTGCACATTCAGCCCGCTGATAGTCGATTGTGCTGTAGTTTTTGCGTATATTCCTGTGGTTTCCGGCACAAGATTATTAAGTTCAACATCTACGCTGATAGTTGAGGCTCCAGTTGCGCTATATGTAGTATTATATTGCGGATACCAAGTTTGTATCAATGTAGTTAACGACTTTGCCACAACCGAAGCAAGTCCGGTTAAAAAGTGCCCTGCTGTCGAATCGGCTGTTGCGCTAGTGAGGAATGTCGATGTTCCAAAATTTAGCGTGAGCCCAGCCGCTACAGTAGCCGCCGCTGATCCCATGCAATTAATTCTGATTTTATGAGCATTATTAACTAATCCGCTAGTGCTCGATGTGCCGATATTAACATAAGCGCCGGCAATGCTTGACATCGCCGAAGGCGCTGTTGTGGCGTCGCCGCCCATGATAGTCATTTGAACTTGCGCGACGCCAGTGGCTGGCAATGTGCCAACTTGAATAACTGCGGCTGCTCTGTGATACCCTCGCATAGAAAATGACTGACTATATATCGCGCTTGATGTAGTGTTTGACACTATTGCAGCGTCAACTTGTATATTTTCTAATAATGAATTCATTTATTTGTGTCTCCCTTTTTTAATTAAAATTAATTCAAAACAACAAATGGAGATATAGTGTTACCAGTAGATCCCTCCAACGGGATTGGGGCTTTAAGCCAACTTTGACCATCTACCATCCACACGATTCTGAATGCGGTTTCATCATTTTGGAATAAAAAATCTTTTGAAATATCAACACGCGGTCCTGATCCATCTTTGATCAGATAATATGACGCATCAACTAAAGCTAAATCACCGGCTGTGCCTAATGCTGGCGCCCTGTCACTAAAAATCACAGGAAACCCTAAAATATTTGTTGGAATGCCTGCAACTGAACTTTGAATCCAAATATTATTTGATCCAGCGTCAGCCATTGTTGCCAATTGTGGAATTGTAGTTTGGCTTGCAATCCAAGCTAAAACTCCTCCCATTTTAGCTCGGGCTAACATTCCCACAATATCATTGTATACTATTGTATTTGCTGTAGCTCTCGTATAATTTACACGACAAGCGCTATTTAATATTCCAGTGGCGCTATTAACGCCGGTGCCTCTGTAAAAATCATAGTCTTCTGCCCCATTGATAGCTAATCTCATTTGAGCTTGAAGGAAAGAGGTAGCAGCAGACCAGTTGTTTATGAGTTCATTGGAAACCGGGATAAAACCTTTTAAAGATTTCGGCTCTAATGTAACTTGTCTCAAAGCTGCGTTAGTTTCTGTAATAGAGAAAGTTTCTCCGCCATGAATAACTTCAATTCCACCATACATATTTTTTGAGGCCCCTTGATCTAGAGCGGGAATGTTTATCTTAGCATCTGGTGGACTTCCAGCTTTTATTACGGTAGCCCGCGGCCTAATTATGCTGCCTTGCGGAGTCACGCTTTTAATTTCATTTAAGAATTGCTCTGGTATTGCAAAGCCACCCAATGAGCCAGTTCCCATCTGCTGCGCTGTTCTGTTTTCTTTGAACGGCAACAATCTTTCATCGTTGCGATTTGTTGCTACTGTCGCAAAAAATTCACCAATATTTTCAAATCTATTTTCCGGTGGTGAATTTGTATTGTTAGAATCATCTGCAGGAATTTTAGTGCTTTGATTTCTTAACTCATTTTCTTTTTCCAAAGCAGCTAAAGTTTCTTCTCGTTTAATACTAGCGGTTATATCCTTCGTTTCCGATTCAATAGTGTTAAATTTTGTAATTTCAACATCCGTTAGATTCCTTTTTTCCTCTTGAGATTTTGTCAGTATAGATCTCATCTCTTCAAGTTTTACTGTTTTTTCTCTTTGTAATTGCAATATATCAGGCACTTTAATTTCTCCCTTTTAAATTATTGCTATTTAAAAATTAAATAATTAATTCAAAATAGCGTCGATAATATTCTAAATTATTTTCTATGTTATCATATCTATTCTTATATATGTTTTCAATTGATCTTTCTTCTGACCTGTATTTTATCGAAGTTTGGGCATACGCAGGATAAGTTACTATAGAAACATCCCGCAAAGAAACATCTATCAACTGTCTCAGATCGTTTTTATTTTTGCCTCGACTTTTTGAACTAATCCATTTTTCTTCATTTACTAAAAATCCAAATGACATGCCTGTCACATCGCCACGCTCAACTGAAACTATAATATCGCGCCCGATTGTAGTGTCAGATGGATCAATATCCACAAAAAGGCCTTTTTTATCTTCAGTAAGATGAAGTGTTTGCGCGATATTTCTGCCAATTATTTTAGATTCATCATGATTTACTAGCGCTCTTATATCGTCACTTTTAATCGCATTCGTAAAAGCGCCGGGCAAAATTTCTTCGTCGAACCAATATAGATCAGCTATTCTATTAAATACCGCCGCATATCCTCGAAGTTTTTTATTTTCTTCTTTATCATCAATAGCTCTATATTCTATTTTTTCGTCAATATTTCTACGCTCAATTAATTTAATTTCATTTGCCATCTATTTTTTCTCCTTTTTTCTTTCGAGGATTTTGAACGTTTTCCATATTAAGCGGCATAAGATATATTTTGCCTGCGTTCCCTTTGATTGGATTCATATTTTCAAATTGTCTTACGTCATCGGCACACAACCACCCCCACTGTCTGCCGATGGCGTAAGAACGATATCTGGCTTGTATGTCACCTCGTAAAAGTCCATCAACTTTGAATTCAAAAAATATTCTATTTTGATCTTCAAATGGGACTAACCCCGTATTTATGCGCTGTTCTATTTTAACGACCCACGGTCGTATTGTATGCACTACAAAAGATAGCATAAATTGTTCAACGCTAGCATAAGACGAAGTCTTTGAAGGATGTTGCAATAATTCTAGAGGCACTCTATACCAACGCGCAATGTCTTCTACAGAAAATTGTCTAGTTTGAAGATATTGACTATCTTCATTTGTCATTGCTGCCGTTACAAAATCCATTCCTTCCTCAAGAATTTGAATTTTAAATTTTTCTTCTCCTGACATTTTATTGTTCATAGATTTTTTCAAATTGTCATATGCCTGGCCTTTGAGCTGTCCAGGATGCTTTAAATATCCGCTTGCTCTTGTGCCATTTTTGAAATATCGATATCCATGATCTTCTGACTCTATAGCAAGATTGATAGCTTTTCTAGCATATGCTATAGGAGAAAGTCCGGTTAAACCGTCTAATGTAAGGTTTTTATTGTGAAAAATTCTATTGGCAGGATATTCTTTTTGTCCTTTATTTTTTCCGACAAAATTGTGATTATATGTATATATTATTTTATTATTTTTAATTTCAGATTGCATATTTAAGGGATTCATGGGAATTAATTCTTTAACATAACCATTTTTATAATTTATTCCAGCATAATGATTGCCGTCCATATTGATCTGAGTTACAAGATTTTCGAAAAATTCTGATTTTGTCTGTAGAAAATTGGGTTTATTAAAAACTTTTGATAAAAAATAAGACGAATATTCTTCTCTAGCTCCATTTTGTGTACGTTCATAACATTTCAGCGGCAAAGTTCCAATAGTCTCTGATAATACTTTGTTACAAGCATAGACTGTCGCGACTTTTAGAGCTTTTTCATTTGAAATGCTTAATTTTGAAAAAAGTTGATTAATCCAATTTTCTTTTGATCTTAGAGAATCAGAAGATCTTGAAAAAAAATTTTTTACAAATTCTACAGCTCTAAACATAAACCACCCTTCTTTAAAATACAATAATATCAATATACAAAATATATATCAATAAAAAATAAAAATAAATTTTTTTATTTTTTATTGATTTTTGCTTGACAAAAAACAATAAAGGGTGTATAATATTAATATAAAGAGTGAGTGATTAATTAATAATTTTTTAAGGGAGAAAAAAAGATGAAAGAATATTACAAATTAGACGAAATGGAACAATTAATCGAGTGTCCAAAAAAAGAAGCAACCGAAAAACATATTAGAGAAACAAGTATAAGCGGCAAAATGCTTTGGTCTGTTTATAGAAAAGAAACTCCAGAAGAAAAAAAATTTAGTCATATTTTTACAAAGGAAATTTAAGGAGAAAA